CTTTCCTCATAATCGCAAAACACCTTATACAGAACGACAGACCATTTGTAATCTCCAATTGTCTTATCCTGGGGAATACAATCGTATTCCTCATAATAATAATCCAAAACCGCTTCCGCCCATGCAATGCCTTCTGTTGAGCAAAACCAACTTCCAGCTGCAATGTTAGATTGTTCGTTATTTGCCATTTTTGCTTTCACTTCGCTTTCTCTGTTGTTTTGTTTTGCAAAGTTATAACTTTTTCCACGAATCCTATTGTCTTTTACAACAATAATATATGTAAGTAATTTCGTGGCATAAACGATTTGCCTATGTCAAAAACAGCATACAACATCCACCTCAAAGGTTTCGTCGGCGGTGCCGACTTCGACCGCAATGCTGTTGACCGAATGCTTGCCGACAACAGCGGCAAACACGTCAATGTGCTTATTGACAGCCTCGGTGGCTCACTCGCCACAGGCTTATCCATCTCCGCAGCCTTCAAGCAGCACGGTGATGTCGCCGTTCATTTCGTGGGCTTGAATGCCAGTGCCGCTACCATCGCTTCGTTGGGCGCAAGCCACATCAGCATGGATGCAGGAGCAATGTATCTCGTCCACCAGTGCAGCACTGCTTTCTTTGAGTGGGGCTCACTCAATGCCGACCAGTTCGCAACGCTCATCGCCGACTGCAAGAAAATCAAGGCAGACCTTGACAAGCTCGACCTCAATGTGGCGCAGCTCTATGCCCACAAGTGCAAGAAGTCCACGGCTGACCTGCTCGCCTTGATGAAAGTGGGAGGCTGGCTCTCCGCCAAGGAAGCACTTGACTGGGGCTTCGTGGACGAAATCACCGACCTTGACGACGAGACCACACCCAAACTCACCGACGCACTCGCTTCCGCTATGGCTTCGGAGGGTATGCCCATCCCGAACATTCCGCTTGCAGAGAATGACCGTGAAGGCAAGTTCGGAAAATTCCTCGCAGCAATATCATCTCTTTTCAAGTCAAACTCCAATCCAACAGCAACCACAATGAACAAGACCTACAAGTTTCTCTGTGCGCTACTCAGCGTAGACGCACTTACACTGACTGACAACAATGCCAGTCTCAACGATGAGCAGCTGACCACGCTCGAAACGGCAATGGCAGACAAGGAAAATAAAATCACCGTCCTTGGCTTGCAAGTCGCAGACCTGCAAGCCAAACTCTCCGCCAAGCCAGCTGACCAATCCCAGCAGGTCATTGACACAAAGTCCAATGATGCTGAACCCAAGAACGACGTGGAGCAGTTCGTAGATACCTACAACACTGCCCGACTGCTCTTCAACGAAGTATAACCACGTCGGTATCAACGAAACAACGAAATTACGAAACGACTAAACAACGTACATTATGGCAGGAAAATTCTCATTCTCTCTACCTGAGTACCAGGAGGCAGCTGTGAAGTACCGCAAGGAACTTCTCATGCTGCCTATTATCGGCATCGGAGACACGCTCCAGCACATGACGGGTCGCCCTGGCATCCGATACAAGGAGCGCGTCGGCAATCTCACTGGCGATGCGCAGTTCGCTCCCTACAACCCCAAACGTGCGGTTGACTACAACCTCGGTTTGGACTTCCGCGACCTCGAAACCTATTTCGGCTCGGTGGTCGCTAAGTTCGAGCCTAACACGGCTATCTCTACACTCCTCGGCACTGGTGCTACCAAAGGCGACGGACAGATGGCAACGCCCACGGCTCGCCACGTCCTCGCACTCATCGCCAAGAACCTCTCAGAGCATCTGAATGATGCCATCTGGAACGGCAAGCGCAACGCCACTGGCGATACCACCGCCGACCTTTTCGATGGCTTCGACACCATCACCGAAAAGGAAATTGCCGCTGGTGCTATCTCTGCATCCGAGGGCAACTACATGAAGCTCGACGAGAAGATTACACCAGCCAACGCTGTTGACATCGCAAAGAACATCCTCTTCTCACTCGACCCACGTATGCGCTCGCAGGACTTGCTCATCTACTGCTCGCAGGACTTTGTGGATGCCTACAACGAGGGCTATCTGCTCACTCACGGCGGCATCCCCTACAACACGCAGTATGGTCAGGGCGCAGTGGAGGGCAGCAACGGCAAGTTGAAGTTCTGCCCACTCTACAACAAGGCAGGCTCGAAGTTCATGCACGTTACCACCAAGGCTAACATGCTCGTGGGCTACGACCAGATGGGCGACGTGGAGAACGTCCTCGTCAAGGATTACGAGCCGTTCATCCTCTCCTACATCGCCACGATGTTCTTCGGTGTGCAGTTCGAGACGCTTGACAAGCGACGCTTCAAGACCATCGAGCTGACCGTCTAACTCTCAACTCTTAACTCTCGACTCTTAACTCTTAACTTTCAAAGAAATGGCAACATCTTGTACATCCATACAGAAATCCCTCGGCTGGTGTCAGGGTACTCCCGAACTGCCGGGCGTAAGGCGCAGAATCTACTATCTCGCCAAGGCATTCATCGTGGGCTATCCCACACTGCCACGCGACGAGCGAGGCAGACCCACGTCATCAGTGCTGCAAGGAGCTTACACCCTCGCCGCTGATGCCAAGTGGAAATACATCGACATTCTGCCCGATAAATCACAGGCCACGTCGGAGGCGCAGGGCGAGCTACCCTCGCAGACGCAGTTGAACAAGCTCACCGCTGTTCATCCGGGTGTGGGCGAAGAGGCATCCGCAGCTGCCGCCTATATCAACAACACCGACAATGTGTTCGTCATTCAGGACATGAAGGGCAACTACCGCGTATTCGGCAACGACAAGTGGCAGACCAAAGCCACCGTGGCACAAGACCTCGGTCAGGGGGCTACGGGCACAACGTCCACCACTATCAGCGTCGAGGCAACCGACGAAGTACCTGCTCCTTTCTATGTGGGCAAACTGGAAACGGAGGATGGCGACATCGACTGCAAGCCCACCACGACATCAACGGGCAAGGTAAAGTAAATCCGCTGTGAAACAATCAACCGACACAGGAAGCGTCCGTGAGGGGGCGTAGCTCTGAGTTCACTCTTGACTGAGATTGAAGTCCCTGCTATCAACGTTCCCGAGCTGGACGCTTCTTCTGATTCCCTCTCCGCACTCCGCTCTCCGCTCTCCACTCAAAAAGACCTCTTCGAGGAGAAGAAACGCAAAGCATGGAAACAGGTGCAGACGGCAGAGGCTCGTTGTGATTTCTCGCCCAACAAGGTACGCATCTCTTACCGCCACCCGACCTTTGGCATCATATCGCTCTGGAAGAAGTCGCTCTATGGACGCACACTCACGGACATCAAGAGTGATGATAGCATGGTGGAGTTCTTCGCAACCAACATGACACGCCTAATCCAACAGATATTAGGGCACTCGCTTTCCAATGCAGACTGGTGCATCGTCACCTCGCCCAAGCGCAGACACAAAGAACATAATTTCGCCTCTATGATAGCGGAGCAAATCGGCAACCAACTCGCTATTCCTTTCTACGAGGACTTGGCGCTTTGTCATTCTCGCCACCGTGTGGGAGCGGTATTCACGCTTGGAAACCCACCGCCACCGCAGCGCAACGTCATCGTGTTCGACGACTTCGTGACTACCGGCGCAACCATGATAGCGATGAAGAACCTGCTCGAACCGCTCGGCTACAACCTCGTGTTCTTTACAGGCATCAACAACAAGTTATAATCCCATTTCTCCCATAACTCCTATTACTCCTATGCAGTTAGACCATAAATTCACAAAGCTAATTCAGCAATGGATCGAAACCCCAGCAGACCAGCGCGACTACACCATTGGCGCACTCTATATCCTCAAACTCAGCGGCAACCAGATTCTCTACAAGAACTTGGTGGCCGCTATCGACCGTCGCCACGACGTGATTGAATACCAACTCCAAAAGTATTACAACTTCCGTGTGGCAGCTCTCACTCATGCAGAGGTGGAGAAAATGCAGGAGCAAGTCGAGAAAATTGTGGAAGAACACATTTCTCTCGCCGCAGAGGCAGACGAGCAGCAACAGCAGCACAGAGGCAAGCGTGACGACCACGACACACTCCCTGACGACATCAAGGCAAAGTACGTTGAGAACCTGTCGCTCCTCCAGCGGATGCGCGAGCTACATCTGAAGCTGAGATCGCTTTCCTTGGAAACCGCCACTTGCCCCGACTCTGAGCGATACCCATTCCTCAAAGAGCTTATCGCCCTCGACAAGAAACTGCACGCCAACTGGGAAGCATACGACCATTACATCCCAGAGCAGAAACCAGCTCCAATGAAGAAATCTGCCAAGGCTAAGAAATGAAGCGCACTACCTCCATTGACACCATCCTTAAACCTCTTTCAGAAAAGCCCCACCAAGCCTATCTCTCCAATGCCGTGCAGGTCGCCGACATTTTGGAGTGGATATTGGCGCAGGTGGGCAAAGCCGAGGTGTGGCAGACTTCCTTCTCCATCTCCGAGGAGTTCTTGCGAAGGCTCTACTTCATCACCAAGAGCAATGACGTGACCCGCATCAATCTTGTACTCGACCATAAGGCGACCAACAAGACGCTGAAGCTATGGGCGTTCATATCACAAGTGATTGAGCGCACCTATCTCGCCGACAACCACAGCAAAATCTTCCTGGTTAAATCAGAAACAGGCCACTGGGTGTGTGTCATCACCTCGCAGAACCTGACCCGAGGCAACCGCCACGAGTCTGCTTTCATCTCCACCGACACGCATATCTTCGATACGCTCTACAATCAAGTAAACGATTTGATAAAGAACCATTCTGTCCCTTTACACGACCTGTTCTCTCAACGTCTATCCCAATAACAACTCTCGACCCTCGACTCTTAACTCTCGACTTTATATGACTTATTCCGAAGCCGAATTAACACAAATTGAAAAGTTCGCCTCAATCTACTTAAAGATAAGCGACATCGCCGTAATCCTCGACATCCCTGCCGACGTGCTGCGCTCCGACATCGCCGACCGCAGCACCGACGTAAGCAAAGCCTACCGTCGTGGCAAGGCTGCCTCAAAGGTGAAGCTACACTCACAGGAGATGATGCTCGCACAGGTGGGCTCACCACTCGCCATCGAGAACGCCCACCGCAACCTCCTCGACATGGAAGACGACGAGTAACCATCCCTCACTCAACAATAAACACTCAACCATAAACCCCACGGCAATGATACCAAGTGCAATAGAAGTTTGCCGCTCCGACCTTTTCACAAGCGAAAAGGAACTGCAAGAGCACTATCCGCAAATCCTTGTGGATAAGGTACTCCGTGTCCGTGAGATGTACAACTGGTTTATCTCCAACCCCAACGCTACCGACCGCGAGTTTGTCGCCGAGGTCTGTCAGCGACACGACATCAGCCGTGTCACTGCCTACTCCGACCTCGCCATTGTCAAGACCTTGCTCCCTGCACTGAGCAGTGCGAGTCGCGACTTCCACCGCTGGCGCACCAACGAGATGCTCATTGCCACCTACAACATGGCGAAGGCTCGCAAGGACAGCAAGACGATGGAGCGTGCCGCCACCGCCTACGGCAAACTCAACCGTGTTGACCTCGAAGACGAGCAAGCAATACCGCTCGACCAGATTCTTGTGCAACCGTTCACCGCCACCGATGACCCACGAGTGCTGGGGCATTGAGCCGATACCGAACATTCAGGTGCGCATCTCCGAAATGCTGGATAAGTACCGCGCCGAAACCCTCGACATCGAGGACGTGGAGTTTGAGGAAGTAGACCTCGAACTCCCCAGCCTGTTTGCAGAACCCAAACGAGGACAGTGAACAAAACTCAATGAACAATGCACAATGAACACTCAACTCGGCGAAGCCGCCAAGACTATGAACAATGAACCCTCAACCATAAACCCGCACAAGGTTTATTTCAATAAACCGCAGAGATTAACGCAGTTAATCGGTGCGCATACCACCGTCATTGTGGCAGGGCGACGCACCGGCAAGACCGACAGCATCGCCGCGCCGTTCATGCTCCGCAATATGCAACGGATGCCGGGCTCTACGGGCGGCATCGTCGTGCCCACCTTCAAGCACGGTCTCACCAACACCATCCCCGGACTCCTCGCCGCGTGGAAGCGTTGGGGATTCCTCGACGGCATCCACTACGTCGTGGGTCGCCGTCCGCCCAAGTCATTCAAGCGACCCATCATCGAGCCGAAGGAGTATGAGCACGTCATCTCCTTCTACAACGGCTCGGTGGCGGTCATCATCTCACAGGACCGCCCGGGCTCGTCCAACTCGCTCACCCTCTCGTGGCTGCTCATCGACGAGGCAAAGTTCATCGACTACCAGAAACTCAAAGACGAGACACTGCCAGCCAATGGCGGCATCAAGTCGTACTTCGGCAAGCACTCGTTCAACCACTCCGTGATGATTCTCTCCGATATGCCGCAGACGCAGAAAGGCTCGTGGTTTCTCCATTACAAGGAGAAGATGGACGAGCAGCTCATCCGCACCATTGAGGGAACGGTCTATGAGATTTGGCGCACCAAGGAGCGCATACGCCAAGCGAACAAGCAAGGCAAGCCAGTGCCGCCATACCTCAAAAGCTACCTCCGCCGCCTCGACACCAACCTCAACAAGATGCGCTCCGTGGCTGTCTACTACCGAGAGTACAGCAGCATCGAGAACCTCCAGCTCCTCGGCGAGAACTACATCAAGCAGATGAAGCGCGACCTTACGCCCTTGACCTTCCAAACCTCTATCCTGTGTCAGAGAATCGGAATTGCCAAGGACGGTTTCTATTCGTCCATGCGCGAGGCGCACAAGTACGATGCCACAGACTACGACTATATCGACAAGAACTTCCCATTATCTTCTATTCCACATCATCTCTCGACTCTCGACTCTGACCCTCTACTTTCACCAACCCTTAACTCTCAACTCCCAGATGGATGCGGACGTTGACCCGTCCGCTCCAATTTGTGTGGGCATGGACTACAATGCCAACATAAACTGGGTGGTAGCTGGGCAACCGCGAGGGCGACGCTTGAACGTCATCAAGTCGTTCTACGTCAAGTTCGAGCGCAAGATACCTGCGCTCATCGACGACTTCTGTGGGTACTACCAGAGCCACGAGAACAAGACCGTCATCTTCTACTACGACGCTACCGCCCTCGGCAGCAACTACGCCGTCAACGAGCAGGACTTCCGCTGGGTGGTCATCCACGAGTTCGAACGCCACGGCTGGCAGGTGGAGGCCGTCTACCTCGGCAACCCGATGCGCCACGACGAGAAGTATCTCCTCATCAACCAAGGCTTCGCCGGCAAGCAGCGGCTCATGCCGTTCTTCAACCGCTCCAACAACCCCGATCTCATCCTTGCCATCCAGTCGGCAGGAGTCAGCCGAGGGCGCAACGGCTTCCGCAAGGACAAGTCAGGCGAGAAGCTCGCCGAATCCGAAGAAGACCTCCTCGAACACCGCACCGACGGCTCCGACGCTTTCGACACCCTCTATATCGGCTGCGAGAAATTCCCAGTCCGCGACACCGTCAGCGTGCCTATCAGCGGCGTGATGTAAACTGAGGTCAATAAATCACTCAAAAAACGGCAAGAGTTACTGTAATTCTTGCCGTTTTTCCTTTATATATGGTCATTTGTTCCATTTATTGGCTCGCGCATGCATGAAATTCTATTAAATGCGAGCGAATTACACGAAAAATTATTAACTTTGCTTCCGAAGCAAAAATATTTATTTATGCAGACTGATTTGAATCGCATTAAAGTTGTTCTCGTTGAACAAAAGAAAACGAGTAAATGGCTGGCTGGAGAACTTGGCGTTAATCCTGCCACCGTTTCAAAATGGTGTACCAATAAGGTTCAACCAGACTTGCATACTATCGCAAGAATTGCAGACTTATTAAAAGTAGACCAAAGAGAATTGTTACAATCAACTATTGCTTGATATGGGATTGGTTTTAAATTACATAATAAACAACTCTGAGGGCAATATCAAAGCGTATAATAGCCAAAAGAGATTCATCAATGAAGCCGAATTAGATACATTCGGAGAATTTGATGACCATGCTAATGTAACGCTGATTAAGGACAAGCACCTTGTGTTTGCTGAAGATAAGCCTTTCAAGGAATCGCAAAAGAGAATAGATGCTGATTTAATTGCGAAGAAACATAATAAGAGCCTATTTAAGTATTTCCTTGATGGAACACGCCATGTCTACAAGGTTGGAGATATCGCAATAGATGGAGTTGTATATCCTTTGGCTGTTGGTCAAATTATTG